CGATATATGCCTTTTCGGTAGCCGACTTCTGTGCCACAGCCGACACACAACGCCAGTAATATCTGTTGCTCACATTCTCGTAAACCCCAGCTTTGATGTTGAAAGTCTGGCATAGTGCTTGGTCGCCAGGCTCCCAATCGTTTGTTATCGCTTTGTCGCCATCGTCCGTGTGCAAGTAACATTTCCAGCCACCACTAACAGGCACAACCTTTTCAATCACAGCATTCGCACCTGAAAGCACAATGTTGCCCCCGATGTGCTTATACTCGTCAATCTGTAGCGAGCGGAATATAGCCTTGCCAATCACCTCTAAGTAATCAATCTGTCCGTGCGCTCGCCCCTTTTCGTCAAGCCACACGCCAAAGCCGTTTAAGCCTTTTGCGAAGCCTATATTTTGAACACTACCTCCGAACGTAATGCCCTTTAAGAACGTTATTAACTCTTTCGCCGTGTCGGCTTTTAGCTTCGAAAGGAAGCGATCTTCCACTGGATCTTCTAAATCACGCGCTTTATCAGCATAGCCAGCCTTTATCTTGTTTCCATTCTCCAGCAGATAGCCGTTCAGCAGCGAAAGACTTTGCAGCAGCGAGTAGTTCGTATGGGTGTGCCCTACGCCACCGTTAGCAGAGTAGCTTTTCTCAAGCACTTCTACAATAAAGTCAATAATGGCAGCTATCGTGGTAACGTTCCATTCATCGGCATACGGATTCTGAACAGGAAAGAGTGCCCCACCACTCAGATTGAGCCTTTGGAACTCAACCAAGCGTGGGGCGATGGTAAAAGAACCCAATTCGGGAACTTTTATATCCATCATCTTTGCCGGTACTGCACTTCTGCGAAGATTGAGATACGGACGTGCATCGGCATATTTAAAAGTAAAATTAAAGTTGGAAGGCAGCTCCTTTGCTTCGTACGAAGCCTCGCTGTCGGTAACCACTATCCTGCGTATATAGTTATCAATGTATATGTATTTACCAAGCGATGGGAAGAAGTCGAGCAGCCATCGGCGTTCCTCCTTATTGAGATGACCAGTGTTCTTCTTATATTCGCGCGCAGTATCAACACGATATTCTTCTGCATCGTTTTCAATCTCGGCAATATTGTGCGTGTGCTTTGCCGTAAACGTTGTGTCGCCATACGCACGGAAGGTATCAATACCACCGAGCGAGTTCTCGAAGAGAATCCACTGTTCCTCCTCGCTCCTGATATCCGAAGCATAGTAGCGTTGAATATACGTCAGACGCTTGCCTTCGGTATCCTCTACCCAAACATCGTAATATTGTGGGAGAAAGCCGAAGAGCTTCGCCATAATGGCATATTGCACAGGTATTGTCTGCGCTTTGTCTTTCTGTAAGTTTGCTAAGACTTTAACATCGCCTTTTACAGCACCCATAAGACGCCCCTCATAATAACCCACGCACTTAACGAAGCCTTCTGTCAGCGCATAGTAAGTAAGGAACTCGGGAGTATTGTAGGTAACAGGCTTCACGGTGGGCTGCCATGTGAGGAAGTTGCCTTTCAGGAAGTTCTCCGCCGAATCAGCCAATCGGTCCACTCCTGCACGGATAGCCGTAAAGGTAAATGCCTTTGTCTTTTCTCCTTCATAGCGTATTGTAACCTTAAATTCGCGCGCAATATGGTTCTGCAAGTACGCGCTCTCAATATCCTGAAGCTCGAAATATAGCAATGGTGCTATAACATCTTCAAGGTTAATCTCAATTCTGTTGTGAGAGTCTGGAGTATAAGTGTGCTGCACTATCGGTGCATTGTTTTCAGCGTAGCTTAAAATAAATATTACCTCTTGCTCGCTGGAGAGAACTATTCTCTTCATTGAGCCTACAAGGCTTATATTGTCGGGCTTTATAATTATATCCATAGTAAGCAATATATTTATCGCAAAAGTAACAAAACATCACATAGTGGTAAAGGACAACTTACCAAACGTCAGTAGCATCCTTTTCCACACATTCCAGCCATACGTCTGTACGCGAGTACTTGTATTTAGCACTACGCCAAAACGACTTATGGCGTACCTTTTGCGAACGATAAGAACTCTGTTTCATAAATTCCACGCCTAAGTACTCTTTAGAAGCCATAGGTGGATACATCGTAATAAAAGCCCTATCTTTATCAGGACCTGAATTATCGTAAGCCGACCCTGATACTTCTACAATACGCGACCTACCTACCCATTTGTATTTTGTATTCATGGCAGGAAAGAAGCTATCAATATTGGGAGCTACAACAACGGGCTCCATGAGCGATATAGTCTTCAATTCAGACTCCATAGGTTCGTCTTTGCCACCTAAAACAAACTTTAGCTTGTTAAAGAAAAAAGCTACACCTCTAATAAGAACCTTACTATATGCAGGGAGATTCTGTTTCTGCGACTGAGAAAGCAAGAGTTTCACCTTCAGGTCGTGCAAAGAATTACGCAACAACAAATCGTAATCCTTATAAAAGCGTGCAAACACACCTTCATCTCCATTATAATATAGAGCGTAGTCGAACAATTTGTTTGCCTTCTTCCAATCGGGAGACGATATGTCGTATGGAGAAATAGTTCCCACTGTACGACCATTGACAAAAGCCGAAAAGGCTAACATAGTCTTCTCTTTATCAGCATGTTCTGTATCGCTATCTTTATCGTCTCCAGCAATAACCATTTTCGAGTTAAGAGATTTATATTTACCCACGAATAGGTAGTGCCCTATATCGTAATCTTTCTTTAGATCTTTAAAATCAACCTTATATTGCAAAGCCCTAAACTCTGGTATAAGTTCAGGAACTTTCACCTCTTTCGGTTCCAATTGTTCTCCAGTGTTGTAATCTTGCGACCCTTCGCCTATCTTTGTAATTAAGCGGAAGTCTCCTGAAAAACCAATCTTGTAGAAAGCACCATCTCTCTGGTCGAAATAAGCAGCAGGGTTAGACTTAGCCATATTGTTAAAGTCTTCGTATGATTCTGTTGTTTCGCTTCCAAGTTTATCCTCTGGAGTAAGCGTTATGCGCTGGTAATCCTTTTCTGTTTTGTATGCAATGGTAGGTTCTTCTGTCATATTATGGGTAAGATCGGTTGTTGGCGTGCTTGCCATAACATCACGCAAGAAAATAACATCAGCAGTACCTTTACCTTCGTTAGCCGTGAACTCGCAACAAAACTTCTTGCGAAATACAGCAATAAACTCCGAGCAAGTTATATTAGGAACAAGATCGGCAAGACGTATCTTACCCTTTACAATGGTATCCATAACATTGTTAAGTACCACCATCTTATCGAATGGATCAGTTTCGGTAAAGAAGTTTGGCAACAACTTGTAGCCGAAATAGGCAAACACTCGCTGAAGAAGATAGTTGGCACGAATGAATGGCGTGATATAATAGCCTTCATTCAGACTAATAGAAACGTTTTCTACATATTCTATTCTCTTTGTAGCATTGTAGAAGTCAGAGTCTGGTGTAGTCATATCGGGGTTAAAAACATTCACTATAGGTATTTCCAGTGCTGTTGGTATACCAGGAATATGTTCGATGACTTTCTCAACAGTCTCGTCTTTACCAAAAGCATTGAGAATTTTATAATTAAAACCTGTAGATTGCCCCGAGTCGTCCTCTACCAATAAAGGAAAGATAGAGAACTTATCGTCCTTATTATTGCGCAATCCACGGCAAAACGCTATAGCTTGCTGTACTGTAGACACTCCAGGAACGCATTCATCTTTGAAAATATCCTTTAGTTTTACATCTTTTATCTTAGAATAGAAAGAACCATCGTTAAGATAAAACGATGTAGATATTTTTCCTTTATGTGTCGCATTTAGCACCACCTGCCGACATTGAGCAAAGAACTCACCATCTTGTATAGTAACATCAATTGGACGTATTTTCTGCATACCTCCAAATGTTTCAGGAAACGCAAGCATTCTGCGATTACGTGGCGAGGTAGGCAAATCAAGCGGAACGGTACTCTCGCCATAATCATTGAAGAATGGATTCGTGCGTTCTACTTCTATTTTTGTATCGGGCGAAAGATTGTAGTCTTCGCCCATAGAAAGATTTGTTATTTTCATATCTGCATGGATTTATTTTGACGCAATGCGTCGTACTTGATTACGAAGCTTCTGTTGCGCATCAAAATCATCGAGCGCAACATAAGAGCGAATGCCATTATTGCGGAGTTCTTTCAATGTCTCCAATAACTCCTTATTATATTCATCTCTATGGTTAATTACTGTAGGCATTGGTTGTGATGTTGGTGCAGATGGAGTGATATATCCACCTGCAGCACGTCCTTGCGCCTGGTGCAAGAGAAACTTATTCATGTCCAACGTGCGGATATTACCTGCACGTTGTGCTTGGTCGATAATATTCAGGAACGGAGCCACTGTCGGGTTCTCTACAGCAGCGTTGGAAGCTACCCACTCACGGCTACGTCCATATCCTCCCTCGCCAACAATAACCGTTGGTTTATCTATGAAACCACGACGATAAGGGTCGTAGTCAGCATGGAAGCGTTTGCCGTCCTGCTCACGTTCGACATCAATGCTTCCACCACTTTCGAGACCTGTAACGACACGAGTTCCTGAAGCTGAAGATGCACCTCCAGCACCATTGAGCGACATACGTTTTACTTTCTGACGTTCTGCATTGGCTGCAGCGAGTTGGGCTGCACCTGTTATACCCATCAATGCAGCAGCGATTGGACCAGCTATTGGTCCTAACTCTCCAAGTGCTTTCATTATAGATACAGAAGTATCGGCAACTATCTGCGATGCTTTAATGGCGAAGTTTATGTCGGCATACTTCTTTTGTATCTTCAGCTGTTCGTTTGCCTTCTTTTTCTCAAGTTCTGTAGTGTCTTTACCTGCATTTCTTGCAGCTTCTATCTCTGCATCATACTTTGCATCGACGTTCGCCATCTCCGCTTGCTGGAGTGCCTGAACTGCTCCACCTGCAAGATTGCTGTAATAGTCGAAAGCCTCCTTCATTCTCGAAATTTTGAGGTTCTTTACAGCTTCCTCGTATTCTTCTTGAGTTATCAGTCCTTGACGAAGATGTTCCTTCAGCTGTTCGTTTTCAGCATTGTACAGCTCCTGCTGTGAAGTGAGTCCGTATTGCTGACGGATTTGCAACCGTTGCTCTTCAGCTTGCCGATCAAGGTTAGTAAGAGCCTGTTGTCGTTCCTGTTCGTTAAGTAAGGTGTCGTTCTCAATCTTTTTGCGACGTGCTGCATACTGGTCTTCGAACGTATCAATACCGTATTCCTGTCGAGCACGTGCTTTTTCCTCTTCTGCTTTCTTTGCATAGTCGACAATGATAGCAGCCTTGGCTTTTTCGTAGGCTTCTGTAACTTCTTTCTGTCGTTCGCCATCCTCGATAGCCCTTTGAAGAGCAGCCTTGTAGTACCCATCGAGGACGAGCAACTTGGCGTTGCATTCTTCCTGCAAGGTCTGTGGCTTGGCAGGAGCGGTTTCCTGTATTTTCTCAAGCGCATCGTAATACTGCTTTTCAGCTTCGACATAAGCATTGTAGGCTGCTTGCTGCTGGTCGGCTACCGCCTTGTTTTGTTGTTCGTTGATGGCTTTCTTTTTGGAAGCATCTTTTATTACTAGGTTATTAGCTTTTTCCTGGTACGACTTCTCAATTGCGAGGAGGTTGTTTTGATGTTGAATGTTGAGTGCCGATATGTAGGCGTTGTATTCTTCTTGCTTTATTTTCTTCATTGCCAAGGCTTCGTTCAGTGCATTCAAGTCTTCTTGATAAGCATTCTTTGCCTCTTCTATGTCTTCGGCTCTGTTATTGTTAAAGGCATTTATAGGTTTGTCGTCAGGGTCGGTTTTCGTTGGAGTAATTTTAGTAGAGTGGCTGCCCCCACCTTTAGAAGGAGTGGTAACGGCGTTAGGGTTGTGGTTTAAGTCTTTAGGCGTAAACTTCTGTCCTACACCTCCGTTGTCATGTATAATTTTCTCTAAGAATTCGTTTTGTTTTGTATATTGGTTAATGCGGTCTTGTGCTCGTTTGACACGGTCGTCAAACATATTGTCCATTTGTTGGTCCTGCATGATGAGTTTGGCAGTTTCTTCATTAATCTCACGCAACACTTTTCCAGCTTTGTTTACTACAACGTAATAGGTTTTTGCCATTGAATTGGCTCCTGCCTTTACAAACTCGTGACGTGCCTCTACTCTTTCGCCTTCGTTAAGGTTTACGCCTCGTCCACCAGCTGCTCCTCTTACGTTTCTTCCTTTTTGGCGTGCATCGTTGACGGTATCCATGTCGTTTAGGATTTTTATTTCGTTGGCTTTCATCTTTTCGTATGCAGCTTCGGCTCTTGCTGCTCGACGCAAATTGCGTATGTAGGTATCAATGGCTGCTGTGTTTTCGTTGAACAATCGCCCTTCTTTTGTTATCGATGCGTGATAGGAAGGGACAATAGATTGCATTTGCTGTATAGCTTTCTTTCTTTCTGCATACGATTTAGAAGTGTTGTGTATGGTGCTTTGCAGCATTTTTATTTTGGTTATTTCTGATGCTGTAGATTCGTTTACTTGTTTTTCTATATCTTTATTTTGTTTCTTTATTTCGGCAGCTACTTTTGCGTGTGCAAGATTGAAATCGACCAATGCTTTTTGTGCTTCGGTTGTTTTGTTCATGTAGGCATAAAAGGCTACGCCTGCAGCCACAAGGGCAGTAACGAGTAAGAGTATAACGTTCGATTTGCAAGCTATGTTGAACAGTCGCATTTGGGCTGTTGCTCTGACAGTGTTGCCTGTCATGGTGTTTATGGCTGCTGCTACAAGGAGGTAAATTCCTTTGAGTGTGTTTGTTGTTGCCGTCCACCCAGCCATTACGACTTTCGCGAGGGTTGTTTGTGCTATCCATGTGCGGAAGGCTGTG